GCTAAATCAAAACACGACTGGTACCGCTGCAAACATTACCGGCAACTTGGCGGTCACTAACCTTAATAGCGGAACGTCAGCATCTAGCACAACATTTTGGCGCGGTGATGGTACGTGGGCTACACCTACTTTTAGTGGTAGCACTACGGGAACCGGGGCTTATGTATTAGCAACTAGCCCAACAATTACCACCCCTACCATTAGCGGAAATGCTACTGTTAACAGCTTAAATCTTGGTTCGGGGTCGGGGAGCGGAACGGGTAATGTTGTATTCGGTAATCTTGCTGGAGGAGGTTCCAGTTCTACTGGTGGTAATAATCTTACGATTGGTTCTTTGGTGGGTGGTTTACTTTCGACTGGGTATAGTAATATCGGGATAGGAAGTAGTGCACTTAGGAATTGTAGTACTGGTACTACCAATGTTGGAATTGGAACTAGTTCATTATATTATACTACTTCCGGCAGTGATAATGTTGCGATGGGAAGTTCTACATTATTTAATAATACGGGCAGTGGTAATACTGGTATTGGGCACTTCGCAGGAAATTCTATAACAGGTGGTAATATTAATACTTGTCTTGGTTATAGCTCTGGAGCTACCCTTACTGCTGGGTCAAACAATATTTGTATTGGATATTCTTCTGCTCCCAGTACAGGTTCTGTAGATAATACTGTTACATTCGGCAACGCAAGTATTACCACTTTGCGTTGTGCGGTTACTAGTATTACTGCAATCTCTGATGTCCGCGATAAGAAAGATATTGTTGATATTCCGATTGGTTTAAGTTTTATTGAAAAGCTGCGCCCCGTTTCGTTTAAGTGGGCAATGCGTAATCTTTACGAAGATCCGAAATTTACGGGAAAACAAGATATCCCGGAGTTTGGATTTATTGCCCAAGAACTGCAATCGGTACAAGAAGAAACCGGCGTAACAGTTCCTAATTTGGTAATGGACGACAACCCAGACAGAATAGAAGCTGCACCTGGTTCTCTTCTTCCAATCCTCATCAAAGCTGTGCAAGAACTGGCCGCCCGTGTGCAGGAGCTAGAGGCTAAGTAATCTTCCTGTCTTCTGTAAACTGTAAGATTTAGAAGGGTCACTCGCCCGCCGGGGTGCTCCCACCCTACCAACGAATGGAGTTTTTCATGAAAGACCAAATTATTGAAGTTCTTGAAGGTTTGGAGCCGGTTGACGCGTTGCAGGCTTTGATCGCTGCTACCTATGCCGTTGCAGATGCTAACGGTGTTAGCCGCTTCACGCTGACCGAATTGTTCTCGGCCACGGTTGACGCTCACTTCGACGTTGCTGTTATGGCTGAAGAAGAAGCCGAAGAGTCTGAAGAAGACGAACAGACCGATAACTAAGGTCCGGCCCCGGTGCGGCCCACCGGGGTTTTTATATGTTATCTTGCGCTGTTTGCCGTGGAGAGTTCCTCCGAGAAGACCTTATTGTCCACGGGCGTAAGGACTATTTTCTTTGTAGCGCGTGCAAGTCAGACGTAAACCGGCTTGACCGATTTGGATTGTCTCCATCAGATTATGACTTCCTGTTGAAACTTCAGGGGTATAATTGTGCTATCTGTGAAAATCCCCTCAAACTCAGACAGTACAAGTTTGCGGTAGACCACTGCCACGACTCGGATGACGTTCGTGGGATCTTGTGTAAACGGTGTAATACGGCGCTAGGTGTTTTTGAGGACGACCCGGACATGATCCTGCGAGCCGCAGAATACTTGAACAACCCGCCAGCCTTGGGTAGAGTCAAGAAACATGACGGGCGCAAAAAAGTAACATTCCTTCGGGACGAGTACATCAGGAGGCACGGCGGTGGAGCTAGTTGAACTTTTCCTAAAAGCATGGCCGGTGCTGCTTGGTATCGTGACGCTCATCATTGTGCTCTCTAAGCTTGACTTGCGCGTAGCAGTTCTTGAGGAAAAAGTCAAGTCCGCGTTTGAGATCATCAACAAGATGAAGGACAAATAATGAGCGAAAAACTTGAAGCCAAGAGTCAGCTTATCGAGAAGACCGCCTTTGCTGTGCTTCCGATTTTGTTTACCTGCGTGGTCTACCTGATGTCTGCGCTGGACAAACTCACGCACGAGGTCACTGTACTTAACGCCAAAATCTCCCTCGTTGTCACCTCCGACAACAAGCAAGCTGTAAACTCCGGTGCTGAGCTTGCTCGTGAAAAGCTGCGTCAAGAGCTTGAGAAAGAGATTCAGCACAACCGCGACATGATCCACGAAAACCAAAAGCACATCAGCATCATCGAAGACCGGATGGCGAGGAAATAATGGCTGACTTCAACCCCGCTTTTGAGAAGATGATCCACGACGAGGGTGGATACCAACTAACTGACATTCCGGGCGACCGGGGAGGACAAACTTATGCAGGCATCGCAAGAAAACCCAACCCCGACTGGTCAGGGTGGCAGCATATCGACCGTAAAGACTTTGGGTCGGCTACGCCTTTGGTCCGCGAATTCTATAAATCTCATTTTTGGGATCGTGTCCGAGGTGACGACATTGCGAACCAAGCTATTGCCGAGACAATATTCAATTTCTCCGTCAACACCGGAGTCGGCGTCGCCGCCAAGCTCGCCCAACTCATCGTCGGAGTCACCCCAGACGGCGCAATCGGTGCAAAAACCGTCGAACGGTTGAACATTTGTACGGCTGAGAAGTTCCTGCCAGCCTACGCTCTTGCCAAAATCAGCAGGTACGCTCAAATCTGTAACAAGGACCGAGGGCAATCCAAGTTCTTACTCGGTTGGATCAACCGCACTCTTGCAGGACTCAAGTAATGGATCTGATTGGAATAGGGAGCATCATTGAAGGCGTGGGTAAGGTTGCCGGTGACCTCATTACCACCGATAAAGAGAAACTCCAGATGGCGCTTGAGGACCGCAAGCTCGACCTTGAGGAAAAGCGCATCGACCAGACTACAGACCTCGCGCAAGTGGATGTCAATAAGATTGAAGCGGCAAGTAGTAGCCTATTTGTCTCTGGTTGGCGTCCTGCTGTGGGCTGGGTTGGGGTTCTGGGTCTGGCTTATCAATTTCTTGGCTACCCTCTGATGCAGTGGTGTTGGGCTTTTGGTCAAAGTTATGACATAATTCCCAAGGGGTTGAACCCCCCGCCAGACCTAAATGTTGAGCAACTCATGACCCTTCTTGCTGGTCTCCTTGGTTTCGGCGGTATGAGGTCTTTTGAGAAGCACAAGGGTGTAGCGAGCAAGTAATGGCCCTCAAGAAACTCCAACTTCGTCCGGGCGTAAACAAGGAAAACACTCGTTACGCCAACGAGAACGGTTGGTACGACAGCGATAAAGTTCGTTTCCGGCAAGGCACGCCCGAGAAAATTGGCGGGTGGCAACAGATTTCTGGTAATACGTTTTTAGGCATATGCCGGTCTCTGTGGAACTGGGTTACTCTTGCTTTTGAAAATTTGGTTGGGGTAGGGACCAACTTAAAATTCTACATTGAGCAAGGTGGCGCGTACTACGACATCACCCCAATTCGCGCTACGACTACTCTAGGTACAAACCCGTTTACGGGTAACGGCACCACAACGGTAACAGTTACAGCCTCCCTGCACGGAAGCATTACTGGGGACTTTGTTACGTTTAGCGGGGCTACGGGCACATACGCCACATTGCTGAATGCTGAGTACGTTATAGCGTACGTAGACGCAAACTCGTACACAATAACAACTACCTCTGTTGTCGCGGCTGGTGCAACGGGCGGGTCTGCTGTTGTCGCTGCCTATCAAATAGGTGTGGGCGCTGCGGTTCAACTTCCACCGGTGGGGTGGGGTTCAGGTGGGTGGGGTACTGGTACTTGGGGTAGCGGGTCACCCACTGCCACCGATATCCGGCTCTGGTCACAGGCAAATTATGGACAAAATTTAATTTTTGCTTACCGCCGAGGCCCAATATATTATTGGGATGCCGCTGTTGGGATTGGCTCAAGGGGAGTTTTATTAAATTCTTTGGGTGGGACGGTTACGTTTACAAGTGCTTCTCCTACGGTTGTTACACTAACTAATTCACTACCCAACGGCACGCCCGTACAATTTGCTTTTTCTTCCGGTGGAGCACTACCAACTGGTATAAACGCAAATACGACGTATTATCTAGAAAATGTTGTCGGTGTAACTGCTAATCTTGCAACAGTTGCTGGAAGCACTGTATATGTTAATACTACATCTACTGGATCTAACGTATATATCTCTAAACTAATAGACGTACCCACGATACAAAATTTAATTTATGTAACGGATAATCGATTTGTATTTGCGTTTGGGTGTAACGATTATGGTTCGGCCACGCAAAACCCCATGCTTGTGCGATGGTCAGATTATGAAAACCCAATAAGTTGGACGGTTGCCCAAGATAGTCAAGCCGGATATGTTACTCTTTCGCACGGTTCCGAGATAGTCGCTGCTGTTCAAACGCGCCAAGAAACCATAGTTTTTACCGATGCGGCGCTTTATTCGTTTCAGTATATTGGCGTGCCGGGAGTATGGAGCCAGCAAATTCTTGGCGATAATATATCAATTATCAGCCCTAGCGCCGCTACGGTTGCGTCAGGACGAATATACTGGATGGGCGTCGATAAATTCTACATGTACGACGGGCGCGTCAATACCCTTAACTGCGATCTACGCAAGTACATTTACAGCGATATTAATCTAGGACAAAGCGATCAATTTTTTTGCGGGACTAACGAAGGATTTAACGAAGTCTGGTGGTTTTACTGTTCGCTTACAGGACCAAACGGTACAAACAATGCCGCAAATCCAAATATTATAATTGATCGATATGTAGTTTACAACTATATTGAACCCGACGGCAAGGGTGGGCAAGGAATTTGGTACCACGGTAAACTGGGCCGCACTGCTTGGTTAGATTCCGGGCTGCTAAATTTTCCAATTGCCGCTACGTACAGTTATAACCTTGTTAACCATGAATCCGGGGTCGACGACCAAGAAACTCCTACGGTCCTGCCTATCGTTGCGTCCCTATCTTCGTCAGAATTTGACATAGACGACGGTGATAAATTTGGGTTTGTATACCGGATGCTGCCGGACGTTACGTTTTCAGGGTCAACATCGGCTAACCCCTCTGCGGTCATGACACTGCTCCCGATGCAAAACTCCGGGTCAGGTTACAACACCCCTACATCAGTTGCCGGTAGCGACAACGCCACGGTCACTCGCACCGCCGAAATACCTATTGAGCAATTTACGGGGCAGGTGTATATCCGAGTGCGCGGACGACAGATGATTATGAAGATTGAGTCTACTGGCGTGGGTGTTGCTTGGCAACTAGGGTACCCCCGTATTGACATTCGCGTAGATGGGAGGAGGTAAACATGACCTACCTTGTTACTGCTAACGATGTACTATCGCAAGCCGTTGCCCCTAACTTGCCTCTTGCCCCAAATGAGTACGACCGACGTTATTTTGACCAGCTAACAAACACGATGCGGTTGTACTTCAACCAGCGCGACAAAATTGTAGGGCAGCTACAAGCTAATGTGCCTGTAGCGGTAGCCGACCTACCTAATGCAGCGACCGCAGGAGTAGGGTCTAGAGCGTTTGTAACTAATTCTTCTGTGTCCACATTTGGCACCACGGTAGCCGGTGGTGGGTCAATTAAAGTGCCTGTATATTCAGATGGCACAAACTGGAAAGTGGGTTAAGTATGGCGTATATACAAGCTCCGGGTGGCGATGGTATAATGTATGTGCCAGATGAAGAGACGGCGCAATCTTCCTTCCCAACTAACACCGCTACTCCTGAAAATCAAACCTTTCAACAGTCTTCTACTGGGCCTGCATCTTGGCAAGCAGGTTATGACACCCTCCTTAAACAGATGGGTGCAATCCAAGGAAGAGCGGACGTTTACAAAAACGCATCCCCCCTTTCTGCCGATACACACATGCAGAACATTGCCAAGTCTTTGGCAAAAGATTATGGCATTAATAGTATTGGTGATATTGGTGCTACCCCGGGAGTTATTCCTAAATTTGCAACTGCACTTATCCAAACGCAACGGGGAAAAGCACCTATTGGTGCAAAAACTTATGATGTTGGTTCTGATGGAATTCTTAGGTGGAACGATAAAGTCCCAATAACTCTTCAACAATACCATGTTCCCGGCGAACCAGTCGATCCGAGCTTAATTAACTATACATACTACAACAAAAACACCGGTCAAGAAATTCCCGGTTATAAGTTTGCTTCTGAAAACGAAGGCGACGGGTATAGCGAATACAATCTTCAGGCCGTACCAGACGGAAAAGGCGGAATAATTGCCCTGCCAATTCAACAATATAGCAAGTCCGGGTTGGGTGAGGTTGCGCAAGATCTTGCTCCAGTAATTCCCTTAGTTAACGCGGCACTTTTGTTTGCTGGGGTTCCACCTCTTACGCTAGCGGCAGGTAACGTAGCATTCCAAGGTGCCGCTGGAAACATCCATAATATTGGAGATGTATTAAAGACCGCAGCGCCCGTTTTGGCTGGTGACCCCGGAATTCTAGGTGGGGCAGCTAAAGTTTACATGGCGTATAACGCCTTTGATAAAGGCCAAGTCCTTAGTGGACTGGCTAGCCTCGCCGGTGCTGCTGGAATGAACGGGCTGGCTAATGATATCCAATTTGTTAACGCAATAAAAACTGGAAACGTGCCCGGAGCATTGATGTCTCTTGGCAATATGTCGGGTCTTTTTGACACTCCACTAAAAGATGAAGCAGGAAATATACTTAAAGATGCGGACGGTGTAGTCCAAAAAGTAGGTAATATTAAAATTGGTGGAGAGGATAACTATATTACTTTGAGGGAAGCAGTAAAAGGCTCAGCAATTGCCGCCAACTTGCTGTCTGACAAACCAAATTACGGGCTGGCTATCCAGATGGCCGGGGACCTTGCCGGTAGTAAAGACACAATTATAGCGGGTAAAGCCACATCTTTAATTGAAGCGCTTAATTCTGGAAACCCCAGCGCTATTAACAATGCGGTTATTAGCCTTGCTGGTCCGTTTAATAACAAAGCCCCCGGCTCGGTCCCAATTGAAAACAGAACCGCAAATGATGCAGTCAGAGTAGCTTCTGTGGATACCGGAGATGCCGGGGCAAACGCAATTCTCTCCGCGTCTAACACTGTAGGTCAAAATCTTACCGGCACAGATAGACTGACTGAGCTTGCTGCGGCGGATCTTGGTACTAAGTCGGACGCAACGGTTACCGATAATTCGGTTAGGTCAAGATTAACCCCAGCACAACTGCAACAACTGGAAGACTTTGGTGTTTATTTTGACGAAAATGGGGATTCTTACGACGAGTTTGGTGATCGAAAGATTATAAGACTTAGCGCTAGTGGTGTATCTGATCGAGGCTCTGGATCTACTTTAGTCGACAATTTTGCTAACGATAACGACGTTCTTGTATCTGACCTTGGGGTAGGTAACACAAACAACCAACTTACCCCAGATCAAATTGCGTTATTGACCACCGGCAATAATAACGACGTTCTTATATCTGACCTTGGGGCCGGAACAACCACCCCAATTACGGACGGGACAACAACTACGGGCAACACAGATACAAAAGCCACTACACCTTCATACACAGGTCCGGATACAGGACAAAGCGTCACAATTGACGGAAAAATATACCAGTTAACCAACGATGGTGGGGCATTTGTACAAAATGAAGATGGTGGTACAACCCGCCTAAATGCTACTCAATTTGCTGCACTAACGACTCCAGCTACTACACCAACAACCACCCCAATTACGGGCGGGACAAAAACTACGCTTACAGGAACTACGCCTTCATATACAGGTCCGGCTACAGGTGAAAGTGTCATAATTGATGGAAAAGTATACAGTCTAGCGGCAGATGGTGGGGCATTTGTACAAAATGAATATGGTGGTGTCACCAAATTAAATGCTACCCAATTTGCTGCACTAGGAGAACCTGATACAGCTAATACGCTCAACACTGTTGGCGGAACAAAATTAATTCTTACGGGGGATCAAATAGGCGCACTTACAACTAATCAAGTAGCCGCAATAGATACTAAGAACTCCAATACGCTCAACACTGTTACGGTTACGGATAAATTAGATCCTAATCTTGGGTATGATTGGGCAAAAGATACAACTACAAAATCACCAACAACTATTACTACATCACAAATAACCACGATTACGTCTGATCAGATAGGCGCAATAGATACTAAGAACTCCAATACGCTCGACACTGTTACGGTTACAGGTAAATTAGATCCTAATCTTGGGTATGATTGGGCAAAAGATACAACTACAAAATCACCAACAACTATTACTACATCAAATATAGCTACACTCCCAACAGATAAAGTCACTACGCTTTCAACAGATAAAGTTACTACACTTCCAACAGATAAAGTCACCACCCTGCCTTCTAGCCAAATTTCTAGTCAAATCACCACCCTATCTTCTAATCAAATTGCTACGGGTACATCGGGGTCAACCGCTCTTACATCCGATCAAATTAGTGCGTTGACTACGACTCCAGCTCTTGGACTGCGAGCACTGCCAACTTCGGATGCGCGGTATTGGCGGCAGACTGGAGCACAAGGAACTGGTGGCAAAGGTGGCGTGAGGT